ATAAATACCCAAAGAAACTCGAAGAAACATATGTTGAGGTCTCTCAACAATCTCTCCATTCACTTTCAATAAATAACTTTTTTCTAATGTTTTAAAACCAAAATAATCAATGTCATAATCCCTGACATAATTAATTATTTGGTTTAATTTTTCTTTATGTTTCATCACAATTGTATAAATTTCTTTTGTTATAATTTGATTTTTTTTTCCATATTTATTTGTAGATTCATATAACAATTGTATAGTTTCACTAAATGAAGGAGAAGTACGCTTGTGATGATTCGAAATTGCTAAACGACTCGCAAGATTACCATAATCAATTGATTCAGTTATCATACCAGCACATGTCTGAGCAGCAAGTTCATCTAATTCATAAGTGTTAACACCAGAATAAACATCGCCACAAACTTTCTGAGCTAAAGCTATATAATCAATATTTAACTTCGGATATTTATCAAAAGCTTTAATTAACTTCTCTAAACGACGAGAAACTTTATCAAAAGATACCGTTTCTTTTCTACCATCACGTTTAATAACATGCATTACATTCATGATTATATAATAATATTCTATTTGTTTTCAATTTATATTATTTTATATTATGATATAAATTATTGTACTATTTATACTTTTAACTTTATACAATATATAGTTCATTTTTTTGAATATAATCTCATTCATAACTATTCGTTCATTAGATAATACAAAAAACACATACTTTTTTATATAATAAATACTAATTGAAAACTACAAATATTTCATATTTAATCAAATATAAAGCCTCAATAGTACAATTATAATTAATACAATTGTATTATGAACTTAAATGAAATTAAAATACCATGGACTGAAAAATATAGACCAGTTACCTCTGATCAAGTATGCGGAAATACAGCAGAATTTGAAACAGTCAAGCAATGTGGTATTAAACATGTTAACTTATTATTACATGGCCCATCCGGTACTGGAAAAAGTTCAGCATTAAAAGTTATTTTAAAAAATATCTCAGATGATTGCAAATTAATTTTAGATGCTCGAACGAGATCTTCGGGATCTACACAAAATATTATTAATAGAATGACTAATTTTATTTTAAGAAAATCTAGCTCTAAAATTAGATATGTATTAGTAGATGAAGTTGACTCATTTAGAATTGTTGATCAAAGAATCTTTATTAGACCTTTAACAAGAGAAAATAATGGTATTCGATTAATCTTTTTATTTACTTGTAATAGAATTGAATTAGTTTCTGAATTTATTGTTAGAAATTGTACCGTTATAGAATACAATCCATTAAATTATAATATGGTTAAAGATCATTTGAAAAAAATTTGTAAAAATGAAAATATTAACTATGATTCTAATTCATTACAAAAAATTTTTAATGCTGTAAATTGTGATATGAGAAAAATGATCTCAACAATGCAATATTTATACCTAATGACTGGTAATGTCCATTTTACTGAATTTGTTAAAAATGACACCACTAATGTATCAAATTATATTAATTTATTTGAAAATATATTCACAATCAAAAATATTACCAAATCTACTAATTATATTTATAGACAATCATTATCTATAAATACATTATGCATATTCTCATTAGAATATCATTCTAATTTAAATAAATTAACATATGATTATATCAAACTTTTAGCAAATATATGCCATGATTCTAATTCTACAGATGATACATGGTTTCTTATATATTATATGATTCAAAAATCGCCAATTTATCAATCCTGTTTTATACAATAAATATTAAAAATATTTAATTATCTACAACATAATATAATTATTATATTCATTATATTCATTATTTTTATAACTTATTGTAATAATCATTATTTTTATAACTTATTATAATAATGAACTCAATTATAAAACCAATAATCAAATTTAAAAAACAATTATTTATATTTATTATTACCATTTTAATATTATATTATTATTTTGGATTTCATGAATATATAACATTCAAACCATATTATGATCAAAAAGGACTTTTTAAAGAAAAAATAAATAAAATACATAATTTCTTAACAGTAAATCAATGTTCATATATTTCACATAAAATACGAAAAAATAAATTTGTTAAAAAAAATCCACTTAATGATAGTTTCAAAAAATCTAGAGGGATTTTATTCGAATTCGGAATCGATAATGCATATAAAACACTTAAAAAAAAAAATTGTCTAGATTTATACAATATTTTTAAAAGTATTAAAAAACCGTATGCAAATAAATTTATAATGAATGTACTTATTATTAAACCTAGAAAATATAAAAATTCAGATAACGATATGGCTGTTGATTATCATTATGATGTAACTCTTAGGGAAGTATCAAATAAAAATTTATTAGGTATAGAAAGAGAATATTTACCAGAATGTGTCAGTGTGGTATATGTTGATCTACCAAAATCATTCGAAGGAGGAGAATTAGATATTTGTACATATCATTTAGGAAAAACTATCGAAAAAGTTAAACCTCAATTAGGTATGTTATTAGAATTTAACGGTAAATATTTACATGGAGTTAGTAAAATGACGGAGGTATACCCCAAAAAATCAGAAAGAATTAGTATTGTTCTTGAACAATACTCAGTATAAATAATATTTACATACTTTTTTCCTTTTATTCTTAATTTTTATTATTCTTATTTTTTATTATTCTTATTTTTTATATATTATTAATGTAATGTTTTGTAATAAAAATAAATATACTTTTTATTTTATTATTATTATTTTAATTTTATTAGTAATAAATACATCTATACAAAAATATATTCTAAATAAAACAAATAAACATATTCTTAATAAAAATAATAAATATAACAATATTAAAATTATACATTTATTTAATAATATTTCGATTTACACTAATATTCACAATATTACAGATGATGTATTACAGGAAATACAAGAAGGATTTAAACAATGTACTACTTCTGGAAAAATTAAATATAATTCTAATAAAAATATAAACACAAATACTATAAAACAAAATAAAATACATTATGATACAAGAGCACATATAGAAAAAAATGCATTATCTTTACAACAATGTAATGAATTAGTAAATCTTGCAAAACAATTCGTCTTTGAAAAATATGAAGAACCAGTTGATGGAAAACCAGTTTATCAACTAGATATTTTAACAAGTGGTAATAAAATTCATTATCCTAAATTATGGAACAAAATTAAATTTATTTATTACAACCAAGTTAAATTTATTTTACATAATACAGAATGGATTCAAAATTATAAACTTGATTTCGTTTTTTTAAAAAGATATTTACCAACTGAAAGAAAATATCTTGGAATACATATGGATTCTAACTTCTTTACAGTAACTTATCTTCTCACAGATAATTCACAATATGAAGGAGGAGATTTTTTTATGTATACACATAAAGATACACTAAAATTAGAAAAAAAAATTGATAATTATTCACCTAAACGTAAAGATAAATTTGTAAATAAACATCGTAATAATTCAATTTTACCTATTATTAATAATTATCAAATAGGAGATGCAATGGTATTTTCTGGTGAAGATCATTATCATGGAATTTTACCAGTAACTTCCGGAGAAAGATATGTACTTATTTTCTTTTTTGATAGAAATTATTCTTAAATTAAATACACATTTTTATCAATACTTGAAATAAAAATGATTAATAATTGTTCTTAAACATTAGTATAATTATTTATATAAATTATTTCATACGTTTATAAATAACAATGAAATCTATTAAAGAAATGAAATCATTTCTCGTAAATGATGGAATATCTAATGAAAATTTTAAAAAAAAATCAATTTATAACTGTTATGTTCTTAATAACATAGAACAATTTACATGTCCAATTAGTATGTCATTATTTTACGATCCAGTAATTGCAGAAGATACTAATACTTATGAAAGATATTATATAGAAAAACATTTTGAAATAAAAAACACGTCACCACTAACTAATGAAAAGATTGGTACAAATTTAATTTTGAATCGTCAGATTAGATCAATTATTAAAAGTGAAATAGAAATTGATAGTAAGTTAAAAGAAAAATATTTAGAATCAAAATATATATATAAATATTTACATGATGCAAATATTAGAAATATCCTTACAGAATATTTATCTAATACAAATGAGAAACAAAAAATTATCAACAAATTTGGTAAAATTAATGATTGGAATGTATCAAATCTGACAAATATGAATGATTTATTTGCACACTATAATGATTTCAATGAAAATATTAATAATTGGGACGTATCAAATGTAACAACTATGAAAAATATGTTTTATGGTGCGAATTCTTTTAATCAACCTCTTAATAATTGGAATGTATCCAAGGTGAAAAACATGAACACGATGTTTACTAGTGCAACAAATTTCAACCAACCTCTCAACGATTGGGATGTATCAAATGTGATAAACATGGAAAGTATGTTTGCCTATGCAACAGAATTTAATCAATCTCTCAACAATTGGAATGTATCTAAGGTAACAGATATGAGTAGTATGTTTTGCAATGCAAAAAATTTCAATCAAGATATTAACAATTGGGATGTATCAAATGTGAAAAATATCGAAGAAATGTTTCATAATGCAACTCATTTTAATCAACCTCTGAATAATTGGAATATATCTAATATACATAACATGAAAGGCGTATTTAGAGATTCTTATTTTAATCAGTCTTTAGATAATTGGAATGTATCTAATATACATAGCATGAAAGACGTATTTAGAAATTCTTATTTTAATCAGTCTTTAGATAATTGGGATGTATGTAATGTAAAAGATATGACAAGTATGTTTGCTAATACAAAAGATTTTAATCAACCATTAAATAAATGGAATGTATCAAATGTAAAAAATATGGGAGGAATGTTTATGAATACAGATTCTTTTAACCAAAATATTAATAATTGGAATGTTTCTAATGTTACACTTTTCACAATTATGTTTCATAATGCAAAAAAATTCAATCAACCTCTAAATAATTGGAATGTTTCTAAGGTTACAAATACGTTAGGAATGTTTAGCAATACAAGTGCATTCAATCAATCTCTTAACAATTGGAATATATCTTCTATATCAAATATGACAATTATGTTTCAAGATACAGCCGTGTTTAATCAACCTCTTAACAATTGGAATATATCAAATATTATAGATATATCTTATATGTTTAAAGGTGCAAAAGCTTTCAATCAATCTCTAAATGATTGGAATGTATCCAATGTTAAAAATATGGAAGGTATGTTTGCAAATACAATATTATTTAATCAACCATTAAATAAATGGAATGTATCTAATGTAAATAATATGGAAATTATGTTTGGTAATACACAATCTTTTGATCAACCTTTAGATAATTGGAATGTGTCCAATGTTGAAGACATGAACAAAATGTTTGAAAGAGCAAAAAAATTTAATCAACCATTAAATATGTGGAATGTATCAAGTGTAACCAATATGAGTCATATGTTTGCACATACACAAAAGTATAATCAATCACTTAATAAGTGGAATGTATCTAATGTAAATAATATAAGTTATATGTTTAATTCTGCATATAAATTTAATCAACCTCTCGATCAATGGAAATGGAATGTATCTAATGTAAAAATGTCCGATAGTTTCATAAGAGGAGTAAAAGCATTAAAATCAAAAAA